TGATATTCTTCAGTATCAATTAATGTTTTTGCTTTACGACCAAAACGAACTGCAAGTTCTGCATTATTTGTTGCTTGAATAATTTTTAAATTAGGATTGTTACCAATCATCCATGCAGGTAAAAAGTTTGATGCAAATTCTGATTTTGTATGTCTAGGTGCCATGTTAATAATTAATCGTTTAAGCTCGCCGCTCGCGACGCGATTAAATTTTTCTGACATAATTTTATGGTGTTCGCCTTCAATAAATTCAGGCCACATGTATTTTACAAAAGATAAAAAGTCATCGCGGATCGCTTGATCTTTTTTCTTTTCATCAAGAAGCAACGCTGTTTTTAAATATTCCTTTTTTGTGTCAGGAGGTAAATTGTTTATCTGTTCTGGGGTTAGCATTTGAAAAAATTTTTTATAATTTTTTGCACCTTTACGTTTTTAAAGTGAAAACGAATTTAGCACATATCTATTTGTGAATCAAACATATACGTGACTGATTGGGACCCCTTACTATACAAAAGCGGGGTACCCCGGGGGGTTGGGCAAACTCTCACGCCGCCTTGTTTGGGTCCTACTTCTTTTATCTGGGTAAACGCGCAAGTGCGCAAGGGGAGCGGCGGCCGAAGGAGTAAGCTATGAACAAAGCTTATAACAGCCGCCTAGTCCTGAGAGAACAACAACAAACTCTCAGAATATTTTATTGCATTGGGGGTTTTACAGATATAACTACCATACCCCCAACACATTAATTCACTAGAGAGAAGCCACTAGCAGTCGCACTAACAACTGCTATTTCTGGCTCTTTATCGTCTAGCTTTATGTTATTCATAGCTTGTGATAATCTTGTCTTGGTCTGTTCACTCACTATGGATAATTCTTTTCCTATGTCCGAGTTCTCAAAGTTTACGCACTCTCTAACATTAGTCCAATACTGTTCTATATCGCCAATAAACTTAGCTTGGTCAATGATAGAGTTCATATCAGTTATGAGAGTATTCTTTTCTTTCCATAACTCTCTGTGTGCATTGGTTAGCATTGATTTAGCTTTCTCAAACACCATAAGGTGTTCCCAATCAGCTTCACTTGTCATCATCATACAACGACTATGACAACTACCACTCACAACAACTTTACGAAACTTACCGAAGTCGCTATCAGTCATACTTGTACAATGTTCAGTCCAACCATAGTTCCTATCTTCAGTAAACAAAGCATAGTCCTCGTAAGTTCCATTAGCCCTTGCAACACTACCAAAGTCAGCAGTTAAATCACTTCGCAACTTATGGAAGTGTGGGTTTTCTGCTTTTTGTGTTTGCTCGTACTCCACCTTGATAGTCGCTTGGTGTCCTTTGGCTTGGAGTTCTTTATGATACAAAGCCAAGTATTCGTCTGTGTCCATAGTAAACTTAAATTGTTGTTCACTTACATCAGCGAATTGTGGTTTGAAGTAAAAGCAACTGTCGGTTGTAGTAAACCTGTCATAACTTCTACCTGTGTCATACTTCTTCAGTATCTTCATATCTGCCATTGGATAATGGTGTTCCACTTGTGGTGTAATCACATTGTCCCAAACATCATCTCGGACACTTCTAAAGTTTTCTTGAGCCAATCGTAAATCTTCTTCGACTTGCATTGGCATATTGTTGTAAACAGTATGCGACCACTCTTTTTTAAGTAGTCGTCTTTTCTGTTCGTTTAGTCTTATCTTTTCCATAATTATCCTTTCTAGTTATGGTTATTGATTATCCTCTTGTATCACATTTTCTGATACATTGTCTACAAAAAAAGCGAAAGCTTCTTTATTTCTTTGTAGCCAATCAGTCATACAACCTAGGCTATGGAACCTTGCGAACTCTAGTTTGACTTCGTCGCTGGTCCCCCAATGAAATTGGGGGTAGCTATAGTAAGACTTTGGATAATACTTCTTACCACAGTTCTTGCAATGTCTGGCAGTACTCATTGTATCGCCTCGCTAGTTGGGTACTTTGCAACTCGCCCTGTAATATTAAATATATTAGTGAAAGTTCTATATCCAACTATTGTGTGTTCTTCGTTATCCATAGCAACGCAAGTTACGGCTAACTTGCCGTCTTTGGTTTCCCAAATTTTAGATTTGCTATCCCAAAAACATCTTCTGTTTTCTATGTTGTCTCTTTTCTTGCAGTAGTGAGTTATATAAAAGTGGTCAGCTTCTTTTAAAGCTTGTATCACATCTGCTTGATTTTCTATTAGTTCGTCTGTGTATTTTTCAATCATTGTTTTTATCCTTTCTTTGATTTGAAAAATAATCTCATATTTGGTTGACATTGTCAACTACAATCCCATATAAATAATCAGGCTCTATTACTGCCGCAACGGACCGGTTGGTGGTGGGAAGAGAGCCTGGTACAATAGGCCTTCTATGCTATGCGCGACAGCGTTAGTTGTAACCGGGGTTTGGCCTTCCCGGGCCGGGGCTCAAGCGCAAGCGCGCAAGTGCTCAAGCGCAAAAAAAGATTTGACAGGGGCTGCCACTGTGGTATGTTCCCATATAATCTAAAGAAAGGAATAATTATGGATTACTTAGCATTAAAAATACCTGCTGATATAGAGCAGCCAATTACTTCACACACTGTGACGAACCAGCCCGAGCCTGATGAAGGTGGAGGCTATCCCTTTGAAGGTGATAACGGCGCATATAAACTTTGCGGCTGTGACATGATACAGATCGTGCCCGCGGCGTATACGGACCTGAAGAGACAGCAACACCTGGAAGGTGATTTGTATTGTGATGAAGAGGCTCTATTGAAGGACCATATCATACACAACTTCAGAGCGTCTCAAATGCGCTACTGGCACATGCTGCCACGTAAGGACCAGCTCACTGAGAACTGGCGCGATTACTGCTACATTGCCGGCGACGCTGCCTTTGTGGTTCCCGCGACTGAAGAGAACCTTAAAATGATGGAGCAGATCCTTGACTCGTAAGACGAGCTGCTACGGCCCAGCCCCGGACATCCGGGGCACGGTCCACAGCTACTGGCTGGACGGCTGCTACTACCGGCCCTACGGGCGTAGGCGCAAGCGCGCAAGGCAGCAAGCTGGCAAGCGAGCAAGGGCGCAAGCAAAAAAACCGCTTGACCTGTGGACCCCAGTTGGGTAATATGGGATTTTATTAGAAAGGTAGAATTATGAATAAATTATTAGACTATAAAACATTTTTTTTCGTGAACCAGATGCGCCGGCGCATTAAGGAACTAGAAGAAGAGCGGGACAAATGGCGCGATCTGTATGAACAGACTCTTGCCATAGCGGTGCAGGCAACGGACCATGAGTAACGCGGCGCAACGTAAACTAATCACTGGAGGGCTGAGCAAGCCCTCCAAGATGCCGGGCTACGCGTATAACCTGCCCGCGATCCATTGCAAGACAGGAAGCAAGCTGGCCCAGGTGCCGGGGACCACGTGCCACGGCTGTTATGCATTGAAGGGGCGCTACAGGTTTCCAAACGTCATGGACGCCATGATGCGCAGGCTTGCCAGCATTCACCGGCCCGACTGGGCACGGACCATGGCCGCGGACATAAATGCGCGCAAGTCCCGCTGGTTCAGGTGGCATGACTCCGGCGACATACAATCAGTTAAACATCTATTGAAAATATTCCAGGTCTGTAGGATGACTCCAGACGTGGCGCACTGGCTGCCCACACGGGAAGCCGGGCTCCTTTCTAAGATCCCGCAGGACCGGGTGCCAAGTAACTTAACGATAAGGCTAAGCGCGACGAAGGTCGATGGACCAGCGCCGGGCTCCTGGCCGTTAACGTCGACGGTCGTTACAACTGGCCGCAGCTGCCCAGCTCCGGACCAGGGGAACGCGTGCCGCGATTGCCGGGCCTGTTGGGATCGTAATATAAAGAACATTGCATATGGAAAACATTGAAAGCTACGGAGGCGCGAGGAAGTTAAGCTACGCGGAGCGCAACCTGTGCAGCCGGCGCCGCGAAGCGCTGTTATACGTGGCGGGCCGCTTCATGGCTGTACACATAGACCGGTGCGGGCGCACAAGGGCGACGAGGCACAAGCGAGCAAGCGCACAAGCATGACACGACACAGCCGGGGTCCAGCTCACTGGACATTTGATCAGATATCACGACGATGGGCGGGGAAGCTGAGGCGCAAGCGTGCAAGCGTTCAAGCCAGCAAGCGCTCAAGCTCGGTCCAGGACTCAAGCGAACAAGCACCGGGAGCCGCAAGCCCGCAAGCGCACAAGTCACGGATCGCGGAGCCTGGATAAAGTATCGGGAGGCTTTGACCGTGGGGCTGGATCAAGATCCAGGTATCAGTAGGATGCTTCACATGGAAGGCAATTTGGTGTGGTGAGAAGGTTATTTTTTTACTCTTTGTTACTTTCAACTCAAGTGTAAAAAAGCCACGCTTTTCAGTATACCCAACAAGATCAGGAAAGCCAAAAGAAGCCCAAGATTCAACTCTTGTCCAGATAATTTTGGGAGTATTTTTCTTAACTTTTTGCCAGAGTTTAGATTCATTTTTCAAAGTAAATTACTTAACGGATATTGCCACTAAAATTGCAGTCAAAAGTATGATAATCACAAGCAATTCTATTCCTAATATTGTGTGATACCAGATCCATCTTGTCTTGTATGCATTGTCTACAGTCAAGTCGTCTGGGTCTGGATCTTTATATACGCCCTTGTCTGGTGCACCCCATAATGTAGTTATAAAGTTCTTAATCATTCTACTAATATCATTAACCTATACTTATCGTATTGTGGTCCAATCATCTTGTTCTCAACCAGTTTGATCTCTTTGATGTTAAACTCCTTCTGCATTGGGTTCCTACCCTCAGGTAATATCATCTGAACTTTAGCATCTCCGCCCTCTTCAGACTCACAGAATCTTTCCAATACTTGTATTAGTTTTCTGGTGTTATACCAGTGTACGCTACGTCCACCTATCATTTAAATGGTGGCCCTCCATACCATGCGACAATAGAATATCTGACGCCTTTTGTTATTGGTTTTACTCTATGATGTAGGTAAGAAGGAAACACAATTACATCTCCTCTTTTACATGCGACGCTGGACTCCTCCAACTGGCCTGTGGGTGATAGTGTTCTAAACTGTAGTTCTCCACCTTTGTAATCATCATTTAAAATAGCACTAATACTTATTTTTCTGACTGTGCCCAATAAATTAGTTTGTTGTGTGTAGTGCAAAGCATTACTTTTGTGTACCACTGAACTTTTTCTTGCTGATCTATGACAACAACCAGGACCGTCTGTATGCCATGTGTAATGCTGTCCTTTTTTATATTCTGTAAACTGAAAGACCTCATGATCTACGATGTGGTATTGCCAACCTGCTTCATGATTTACTATGTTTACGCAGCCTGTAATAATATTAGATAGACTAGGATTTTCAAACCAAGCTATCCTGCTATCTCTGGTTTCTTTTTTTCCACCCACAAAGTTTTCTCCTTGCCATTCATGTGATGCCTGTTCAAGTTTATCTTTTTGATCTGCTATAAGGTTGTCACAATCCTGTGCGTTTAATACATCGTTTATAACAAAACAAGGCAACGTGTTTTGTCTGTATTCATAAAGGCCTGTCATCGTTTCTTTCCTTGTCCTCTATATTTTTTGAAATTTCTACGCTTGTGTTTATTCTTAGGTCTTGACCTGACGCTGTGTCCAATAGATGTTCTCTTCTTTGGACCAGGTTCGTGCTCGACATACTGTTTACTCTTCTTTGCCAACTGTATACTCTCCTTCTATCAATACTTTGTTGTCTTCGTATATCTTTTTCATCTTGCTTTCTAATTCTTCAATAGATAGATCCTCTATCTTACCAGTCAAACTTATTTTTTGTTCGATATAAAGTCCTGCTGCCTTCCCTCTCGCAACTTCTGCATTTGCAGCCGCTGAGAAAGCTCCCTTAGCAAGAGCTGCTTCGCGTATACGGCCGAGTTCTGTGATGTGTTTCTCAAAATTAACTTCATATTTTTTCTGTACCTCTTGTCTGATCTCTCCGATGTATTTAGCAACGAGCGGAAACTTGTTTGGATTGCGAAGCTCAGACGCGCGCACATGAGCGCTGCCTTCTGCATAACCTGCTTCAATCGCACATTCTGTAGGTGTCTTACGTCCTTCATTGTAGACTAGTAACTCCGCAAATTTCTTTTGTTGTTCTGATAATTGTTTGGGAACGCCCATGCGTAAATATAAGTAAGTTTACTTTTAATTACAAGTTTATTCTATGATCTTTTTAATTTTAAGTCGGCCCATGTCTTCGTATACGACAGCCTCGACCTCACGGCAGTTCATGTATATTCCCTGCTGTTCTTCTCCGATATTTCTAGCGATAACACGTTTCTGCTTGAGACAGTCGCTAAGGCCATCAGTTGGCACCATCTCAATTGTTGAACCGTTCTGTATCATTAGTATTGCAAATACAACTTTAATGGACTCCATTTTGTTTTGACTCCAAATCTATTAATCTTTCCTCATGAAACTGTATTACCATGTCGTTCTTTAGTATCATTGGTATCTCTGCTTCCATTTGTTCTTTTAACTTATCTACGTTCTCTCCAAGATATTCCACCAACATGTAGAGCTCCTGGACTTGTGGACTGACCATGCCGCCTTTGGGCACAGAATCTATGAAAGTATTAGCAGCTTCTAAATCTTTGTGTATCAGTCTTAGATCTGACTCTATATTATTAAGTCGCTCAAGAACCCCAAACCCGAACCAAGCGCCCACAAGACAAGCACCAATAATAGTGAGTAAATTACGTACCGGCATCGAGACGGCGGTGTTATCATCGACATCTAACCTTTTCATTTAACAATTCCATTTGCGCAAAGACTTATTGATCCTGCTCTTCGGATCTCTTGCTGTCTTCGAGCTCGTCCTTTTCTTCTTCATCCCCTCCATGCGAGCACAAAAAGACTTACGTCTATTGGCTGCTTTACTACCCTTCTTTAGTTTAGAAGGTTTCGTTGTAACTGCTGTTTTTAACTTAGAACCAGGATTAGCACGACGGTAAGAAGCAACTCCTTTGGCATTTAATCCTCCAGACTTGCTCTTGCCTTCTTTACGTTGCCATGCTGGTGTCTTAGCCATTAGCTGCTTTTTTTCTTTTTAGGTTTCTTTGCAGTCTTAGCAGATTGTTTTAGAGCTTTGTCACTTACAGTGCCTTTGCCTTTACGGCTTGTGCCTGCTTTTTTTCTTTTGTTCATGTAGTAGTAAAGACCTTTCTTTACTGTTCTACCATCTTTTGTAACATGTGTGTCTTTAGCCATTATGCTTTACTCCCTTTTTTCATACTTCCACCATACATTGCTGTCTTACGTTTAGACTTTTTAATTTTGTCTTGTAAGAATTTTGGCAAAGTTTTTTGAGCAGATGTTAGTTTCTTATCTTTTTTCTTTTTAGCTTTTGCAGCTGCTGCCTTACCTTTTTTAGTGTAAGGATATTTTTTACCGTCTACGTTTGGCATGTGTTTCTCCTATAAAAGTGGGTTATCAAATTCTGCTTTTAGTTCTTCTATTTTTGCATCAATAAACTTGATAGCTGCATCATTAATTTTTACATCAGCTTTAATTTCTTCTAGTTCTTTGATGATACCTGATAGATCTACAGTCTCGTTGACTATAAATTCTTTATCTTCTAACTGTGCAATTCTATTATTGAACTCACCCCATGCCATAAAGCCACCACCAATGGCGCCAATGACACCAAGTAATGCTGCATAAGAAGATAGTTTACTGAACATTTCTTGCATTTAATAACTCCATTAAGTTTCTATACGCATCGCTGGTTTTCTTCTTGTACTCCTGCACCTTAATCTGATGCTGTACTACAGGATCTGTACCTGCAATGCTTGGTTGTGTAGAATATATCGATTTGTTGTAAGTTTCAAGACTAGCTTGCATAAAGAATGCTGGATCACCACCAGGTAACTGGCGCGTATCAAACAGGGCCGCATTGGTGTCAAAATAACTAGAAATATCAGCTTGTGTAGACGTCATCTCACGAGACACAACCTCATTAATTACATCAAGCGTCAAACTGACTCGCTGCATTTCGTTTTTTATCTTGCCTTGTATGGCCTTTTCTATGGCTGCAACCTTTACGTCTAAATCAACTTCCACATCTGAGCTAGGTTGTTCTTGAGCTGGCTCCTCGATTGCTTCTTCTTGTTCGGCAATCTCTGTTGTCGGTGCTGGTTCGTCTGCAACAACTTCTTCGCTGCTGGGTTGCTCTGCAATTTCTTCATTTACTATTTCCTCTTCAATTGGTTCTTCTTTTATTTCTTCCATCTCAGGTTTTTCTTCGATGGGTTCAGGTTCTGTTTCCATTACAACTTCTTCAAAGACTTCTTCAATAAATTCTTCTTGCATCTCTTCAGTAAATTCTTCTGCAAACATCTCCTCCATAATTATATCTTCCATGTATACCTCCTCCACCGGAGGCAGTTCTTCAAACATTACATCTTCAACCAGAACAACATCGACTGGAATAAATTCCTCCACGATAACTTCTTCGAAATAGTCATCTTCAAAAAAAAATTCATCCATCGGCATTACGTCAAACTCTTCTACAATCTCTATCTCTTCAAACACAGGATTGAATGTGTATTCAATTTCTGGTGGTGGTTCAAGAAATATATCTTCTGGTATTGTAAACTCCATCAACTCAAATTGTTCTAACTGTTCTTGCACATCTTCTATCTCGTCTTGACCAGGACATGTCGGTGGGTTCTTTTGCCAACAATAAACTACGCTTGTAGACGTGGTAGTTGACAGTGTGTTGTAATCAACAGTGACTACAGGATCGCGGACGTCAACACCGGCATGGCCTCCGTTGTAGTTTTGATTGCCCTGTATATCAAAACTAAATCTTACAGTGAGTGTACCGTGTTGGTTTTGTGCATCAGGTGCAAGTGTAAGCTGATTAGAATACGGATTGGTTTGATAGTTGTGGTTTGTTGTGTCATGAAATGTTGTGCTTTGTGTTGTTGTGTCAACACCATTTGTTGCAGTTTGTG